ACACAACATGAGCTATTTCACTTTTGAACACGACTGCAGCAATGCACCACTCACACTTACTATCGAAGTTGAGTATTCAATCTACAACTTTTCAGGCAACTATTACGAGCCAGCCGAAACGTCTGTAAAAGACCATAAATTCAAATTACTTTGTGGTGGCATGGACTTAACCACATGCATATACCAAAGCAAAAATGACAAGTTGATTGCCGAATTAGAAGAAGCAATCATTGAAGCTATTTGGGAAAACGAAGACAATCAGTAAATAATTAAATCTCAATACACATGACAAACACAATCACAATTCCAACACGTGCCACTACTGTAGTAGGCACAACTGAAATCAAGTTACCGTTTTATTTTACATCCGGTGACTGGACCAAAATCTATTGCTGCATGAATGAGAATTATGTTCTCGTTACTGTATATGCCAATGGTAGCTCAATACAAATTGAAAGCAAGCAATATGAAGACGAGCATGAAGTAGCATTCCGCTTAGAACGTGAAAGCAGAGATAAGCACTATGCAGCTATTGACCAGTCGGTATTCATGCATAAGTTCAGCGAAGCGCATCGCGAATTATTCTACAGAGCCAATCCACAATTAAAACCAATCGAATGAAAAAAGATAATCAACTTAATGGGTTGATTGCACGCACGCTGGGGAGCAAAGCCGCTCTCCTTCGTGCGATGCAAAGAAGTAACACCCCCATAGTGAAAAAGACCTTGCATAATTGGTGCGCTGATCCTGGAAGCATTAGACTTCGACAGCTAATGAATCTAAGCCACGTCATGCAGATACCACTGTGCGAAGTAATCAATGCAATAACCATTAAACACGAAGGCGATGAATAAAAGAAGAACCACAGAACTACCCACACGTAGCGACATTTTGTACATCATAAAGCATTTTGACCGCATTAGCTTTGAGCAGTTGCGCAAAGACCTGAATGTCACCAATGGCAAACTGATTAATTGGTGCAAGCTGGTCTTCAGCAATGACGATAAGGAAAAAAGGTGGCGCGAAATTGAGGATAACCTGAATCAGTTAGAATTCCATGAAGAATTCACCGACTCAATGCAGAGTGAATACATAGTACATGATATGCGAAGGGTTGGTGATAAAAGTTTTTACACCATCAAAAAGAAAGTAGTGAATGAATATCGCATGTGTTACATGGTTACACTTGACTACACCACCAATGTGTTAGTGCGGTTTGATATTCCTGTCGAACGCAACAGTATAAAGTATTGCCCGGTAGCACTTGGCTGCGACTATGAAGTGCATTCGGTGGGCGGTTGGGAGTATTCGCACCTTGAAAGGCACTTGCCTGTTGTTACTATTCAGGCAGATGAAGACTACGTTGGCAAATTTTGGTTAGCAATGTCAAACATGTTACCAGCATGAAGCATGATGAAAGCAAGATGCAGCAGCGTTGCGTTGAATGGTTTCGCTATTCATTCCCACGCACACTGATAGCATCGTTTCCTAATGGTGTGTTCATTGGTGGTACACCAGTGCAACGTGCTAAGCGGTGGAACATCTTAAAAGCAGAAGGTGCTATGGCCGGAATGCCCGACCTAATGGTTTGCATGGCATCAGGTGGTTATCATGCCCTGTTTATTGAGATGAAAACCGAAAAGGGTAAGCTATCCGACACACAAAAAATCGTTCACGCGCAGCTTATCAATGCAGGATACTGCGTGAAAGTCTGCAGATCATTCGAAGAATTCACACAAACAATTAAAACCTATTTAGAAAAATGAATAAGCTCAATACAAAGAAGCGTTATTTAGACGCTATGATTTGGATTTTTAAACAAGAACAGTTTACCAATAATCAATTTATGGAACACTTTGATGTTAGCAAAAGTCTTGTTTACAATATGCGCAAACTTGGTTTCATTAAAAAACTTAATAAGGGAACTTATAAGTGGGCGTTAGAATTTGAACCAACCTTAGTTCAGGTGAATGCATTAAGGAAGGTATCAAACTATCACAATCAAATACGTAAGCAAACGCAAAAGCAATTAACCATCGCATCTGTTCGCAAAACACCTATACCCACACCAATACCGGTTGTACATGAAGCTGAATGCGACAATAGTAATAGCAAGATGCTATTGATCATGGCTATTGGTGCTGTAATAGGATTCATGATTGCAACAGCAATTTGGAAGTAGAGATATTTTGTATATCTTTGCAACGCGTACCCTTATGAAAAACATTTTAAATCCCATCTTCACTGCATTGCCATAAGCCATTCGGCTGAGGGTACGCCTTTGCATGTGAAGGTGGGTATTTACTTTTATGATTACCAATTTTGAAGAATTAACTTGCGAATTGAACGCAGTTGAAATCGGTTTGTTAGATGCACTTACCGATATTCTAAACAATTACACCAAACAACAACCAGCAAAAAGCGAAAAGATTGTAAGTGATATGAAAAGGCATATTGCAAACCATTCTTTGAACGTTTCATTTAGTGGTGTAAGATTGCGTAAAATGATTAACCACTTACGTCGTGCTGGCACATTACCAATTATTGGCACAAGCAAAGGTTACTACGTTAGTTACAATCATGATGAAGTATGTAAGCAAATTCAAAGCTTAGTTGAACGCGCTAACTCGATTGAACATTGTGCCAAAGGTTTATTAAAATTTACATGATATGAAGGATCCAGCGTTCCTTTTTTATTCCTCGGACTTTTTAACCGGAACAATGCTGCTCAACATGGAGCAGAAGGGTAAGTACATTACCCTTCTGTGCCTTCAGCATAGTAAAGGAAGATTGTCCGAAAAAGATATGTTGCACATATGTGGTTCATATGATGCTGATGTCTTCGGCAAATTCGTAAAAGATGAAGAAGGTTTCTTTTTTAACGAGCGTTTAAGCATTGAAATGCAGAAGCGTAAAGCTTATTCCGATAGCCGAAGAAACAATAGAATTAAAAAAGATGTGTCGAACATATCTAAAACATATGTTGCACATATGGAAAATGTAAATGAAAATGAAATTGAAAATATAAATGAAGTTATAGTTGAAGATGCAAATGAAAAAAAAGTAACGCGCAAACGATTCGTTAAACCTGAAGAACATGAAGTGTATAACCTGATGGGCGAACTAAACATGAAAGGTGGAAGCTTCCTTGCAGAAGATAAGTTAGTTAATTTCGCTCGTGTGTTTATGGATCACTATGAAGCCAATGGATGGATAGTTGGCAAAGTGCCAATGAAGGATTGGCAAAGCACAGTGCGAAACTGGATGCGCAAAGAATGGGATAAAGTAAAAAATCAAAAATCAAATCAATATGGAAAACCAAAGTTTGACAACGTTGCACACTATCAAAACGTGGCAGCCCAAGTCGCAGCTGACATTCGGAGAGAGCGTGAAAGCTAATAAGATTGCAGTGCTGCGTAAGATTGACCGCAATGAAACAAAGATGAAAATTGCAATGCTCATTAGCCGGTGTTGTGCCATGATAAACATCGACAAGAACATGAATGCTGACCAAATCAACTTTTCAGCTGAACACTTTGTGCAGCATCATTGGAAGTACAGTCTTGAAGATATCCAGTTGTGTTTAGATCGTGGAGTAGCTGGTATCTATGGAACGATTTACAACCGATTAGACTTATCAATTTTAAACGAATGGGTAAGCAAGTTTGAACAAGAGCGTGATACTCACATCACATCGATGCGTACCGAAGAACAAAAGCAGAATAACATCTACGAAATGTTCCAGCATCCGCAAATCATGGAAGCCATGCAACAGGCAGCAGATAAGTTAAGCATCAAAGAAGAACCAGTACGCGAAGTGAAAAGGGAAAATCCACCACCACTTGAAATTGCACTGATGCGCGAATACGATGCGCTGCCGCAATGGGACAATGACATGCGCTTCCGCGTGTACAAGACCAAACCATACCAATTCACCGAATACAGGCAGGAACGTTACAGGGAATTAATCGAAACGCAAAATGAATACTGATATGAAAAAGCAAACAGCAATAGAGTGGTTATTAAAGCAACTTGAAGAAAAAAAAATGATTAAGTTAGATAAGCATTCAACCTTCATATTTATAAAGGATTTTTCTACAACATATGAATTGATTGTCCATCAAGCCAAAGCAATGGAGAGGGAGCAGATTGTTGATGCTTATAATGCTGCAAGAAATGACCACCACCAAATGTATTTTGCAGAAGAATACTACAACGAAACATACGGAGGTGACAAATGAAACAATACGATCAACAGAAAGAAGTCGAGCTGCTCCGCAAACTATTTGTATTAACAGCTAAGCGAAGTATGCGACCAGCAATGAGTGATAACATGGCAATGCGCCTTATCTTTGAGGAGTTACATTTGCTAACCGAAAAAGACGAATACAAGTTATGACAGTAGGCGAATTGTGGGATAAGCTTGCGCAGTATCACGATGATACTGAAATATACATTGGTTTCATCAATGGTCACAGCATCGACCATGAAACATTCCAAGTGGTAGAAACGCAGGACTTCTATGGCAAGACCACAATTAGCTTAATGATTGAAGATATTGGAATCATAAATAATTAATACAATGAGCAACTATCAAATGCAAGAGGGACAGTTCACCCTATTCAAGAACAACAACGTGGCTAACAACGGTCCACAGTACACAGGTGAAATCATGGTGAATGGTAAGAAGATGCGATTGGCTGCATGGGTTAAAGAAGGAAAGAACGGCAAATTCTTTTCCGGTAAGATGAGTGAGCCACTCGTAAAGCGTGACGAACAACAAGACGAACCATCAGGAGACCTGCCATTCTAATGAACCTGCCTATCCTACCACAAGACAAAGCTAACCATGCGCTGTATGGTGTTGCTATCTACGCTGCTGCCGCTTCGATATTCAGCGCACCATTCTCAATGATCGTGGTGTTCGCATTCGCAGCAGGCAAAGAACTATATGATTCTGTACTGAAGGAAAAATCATTTAGCACGTTGGATATGATAGCCACGCTATGCGGTGGTTTGGTTGGAATGTATATCGGATTGTTTACATGATTGAATACCTGCCGAAACAAAAAGAAGCATTGCGCGTGCTGGGTAACTCACATCCGGCACGTGTTATTCTTTTCGGTGGTGCTGCAGGTGGCTCAAAATCTTTTATCGGTTGTGCATGGCAAATAAGCCGCAGGTTTAAATATCCGGGTACACGTGGGTTGATAGGTAGAAGTAAACTTGACACGCTAAAGAAGACCACGTTAAAGACATTCTTTGAAGTAGCGCACATGTTAGGGCTTGCACCTAATGAGCATTACACAATAAACAATCAAACACACGTAATCACTTTTGCCAATGGCAGCGAAATAATCTTAAAGGATTTGTTCGCATACCCAAGTGATCCTGAATTTCACTCGTTAGGTGGTTTGGAATTGACCGATGCGTATGTAGATGAAGCAGCACAGGTAAGTAAACGAGCCATCGATATACTTCAATCACGCATTCGTTTTAAGCTACGCGAATATGACCTGCCACCAAAGATGCTGCTCACATGCAATCCGTCAAAAGGTTGGCTTTATAATGAGTTTTATGCACCACACAAAGCAGATAGTTTAGCCCAGCACCTTGCATTCATTCCTTCTTTGCCTACTGACAATCCGCACCTGCCTGAAAGCTACATTGAAACGTTAGAACGTTTGCCCGAAATAGATAGGCGAAGGTTGTTGTATGGAGATTGGGAGTATGATGAGTCCGTAGATAACCTATACCAGTACGATGATTTAGTTCGCTGCTTCCGGGATGAAGAAAGCAAAGGTGAAAAGTACATCAGTGCCGACATCGCGCGACTTGGAAAAGATAGAAGTGTCATTTGCGTGTGGCATGGTTTGCACCTAATCGAGATTCATGAACTGCGAAAGCAACCAATCACAACAGTAGTCACTACCATTCGACAGCTATGCGATAGGCACAGCATCAAACTTAGCAATGTGATCTGTGACGAAGATGGTGTGGGAGGTGGTGTAGTGGATAGCTTAAAGTGTCGCGGTTTCCTTAATGGTGGAAGGGCGAAACAAGCCGACCGATATACCAATCAAAAAGCAGAATGTTATTTTAAGCTTGCAGAATTAATTGAACAGAACAAAGTAATCTTCAAAGTGAATCAGTTTCGTGATGTAATCGTGCAGGAACTGGATATGATACGCAGGAGGCAACCTGAAGCGGATGGCAAACTCGCTGTGATAAGCAAAGATGAAATAGCCCGGATGCATGGCAAGTCACCTGACTATGCAGATGCTATCATGATGCGCATGTATTTTGAATTGTTCCCGAATTACGGCAGCTATAGTTGGGCGTAAGTCACTGATTCTCAATTACACGTTTGTTAAAATTTGTTAAAATTGAATGCTACCTATTGCGTGGTGTAAAAAGTTACATACATTTGTCAAACAAATAACAACAACAAAAACAAAAAGCAATGACACAGACAATCACAACAACCACACTTCGTAACAAAACAGTTGTACTTGCAACAACAGATAAGCACGGTTATACTGGAGCCGCAACTTACATGAATGATACACAAGCCGTTAAAAAGGTTATGGCTTTAAAAAGTCAAAACATTAATTGTTCAGTATATCAACCATGGGGCAGCCGTGTCATATTCATCCAAATTTTTTAAATCAATCGAGGGGCGCGGCTCAACAACGCGCATCTAAACTTAAAAACAAAACACATGAAGACAGCATCTAAAATCATTCGCTACATTATTGCAGCAATTATCCTTTACGCAGTTCTCAGCTACTGCCAAGAAATCAATGATTGCCTAATGAAGTACTAATCCTAAATCACAATAACATGAACTCATTTCACAAAGACAACTTAGAAGCATTGCAAAAGTTTCAGCAAATGCTTAACGCTGCACCTGATAAGGAAGGCATCGAAAAAACACCCGATGGCAAAGCCGTCACGCTGGTAGTTAGCCACGTAGAAACAACCTTAGATGAAATGTTCTTTGGGCATTGGCGCACTGAAAATTTTAAGTGGGAACGCATGGCGAATGAAGTAGTCGGTTCACTTGACCTTGTAGTGATTCATCCGATAACCGGTTACGAATTGCGCAGAACAGGTGCTGCATCCATTGTTATCATGGTAGATAAAGTGCCGAGCCATATTGCTGCTGATCCAATAGAACGCAATAGGTGGGCATTGAACGCAGATAATAAGAAACCTAATGCTTTAGACCTTGCGTTTCCTAAACTTAAAACAGAGTGCCTTAAAAACGCTGCTGTGTCATTTGGTAAGCTATTAGGTCGCGACTTGAATCGTAAGAACGTAGATGTGTATAAGCCATTCAAATTGAAAGGCACGCTGGCTTCAGCGAATAAGGATGTGCAATACTTACACGAACTGATTGAAAAGGCACATAGCTTAGACGATTGCGACATCATTCTGCAAGCATGCCCACCCGAACTACTCAATCAAATCGAGCCGTTAATAAATGTTAAAAAGCAGCAGCTATCAGGTCTGCTGTAATACATTCGCAACAAATAACAAGAACACAATGGAACAAACTAAATTTAGAGCATCGCAGCTTGGTAAGCTTATGACCGATGCACGCACAAAGACAGGACTAAGTGAAACCTGCAAAAGCGCACTTCTCGAAATCTATGTGCAGAACAAGTACAAACGCTACAAAGAAATCAGCAACAAGTACATTGAAAAGGGAATTGCCGTAGAGAATGATGCAATCGACCTTTGGCGCAGGGAACGTGGCGCAATCGTGTTCAAGAATGAACTTAACTTTCAAAATGACTTCATCACAGGTACACCTGACTTGCTAATCAAAGATGGCAGCGAAGTAATCAATGTACCGGATATTAAATCTTCATGGGACATCCATACCTTCATTGATGCAAAGGTGAATGAACTAAGCAAAGATTACTATTGGCAAGGTCAAGCTTATTGCTGGCTAACAGGTGCGCCTAAAGCTACCTTTTGCTTTGTGCTGGTCAATGCGCCAAGTCAAATGATAGATACGGAAAAGTACCGCCTATCATTGCGCATGAATCTAATAGATCCACAAAGCAATCCTGAATTCATTAAAAAAGCATCACGCATTGAAAAGAACATGATATTCGACATGCCGACTTATCTTAATGAAAATCCAAACGCTAACCTTGAAAGTGATTTGTCAATTTGGGAATACGACATACCAGTGCAGGAACGCATCCATGAAAAGGTAGTTGAGTTTGATGCGGATGCAATCGCAAAACTTCAGGAGCGTGTACCAATGTGGCGCGAATACTTAAATACTTTGAACATATGACACATGGCTCACTATTTAGCGGAATAGGTGGTTTTGATTTAGCAGCCGAATGGATGGGTTGGGAAAATAAGTTTCATTGCGAATGGAATGAGTTTGGACAACGTGTGCTAAATTACTATTGGCCTGATGCAGAACTATTCACCGATATAACGAAAAGCGACTTTAAAAAATATGCAAACCAAATTGATGTTCTTACCGGTGGATTCCCATGCCAACCATACAGCAAAGCAGGAAAACGACGTGGTAAGGAAGATGAACGCCATTTATGGCCCGAAATGCTTAGAGTCATTAGAGAGATTAAACCACGTTACGTCGTGGGAGAAAACGTTCGCGGCCTTATTACTTGGAATGCAGGATTGGTATTCGACGAAGTGTGTGCTGACTTGGAAAATCTTGGGTATCAAATCGCGCCCTTTATTATACCTGCGAGCGCGGTCAATGCGCCACATCAACGAGAACGAATTTGGTTTGTTGCCTACTCCGACAGTGATGGATTCAACCAATGCAACAGCGAACATGAAAAGTACGCAGGTCAAAGAAGGATCAATGCATTCAATGACATTAATCCGCCTTATGAGCAATGGAAAAACTTCCCAACTCAATCCGCGCTTTGTGGCGGAGATGATGGGCTTCCCACCGAACTGGACGGAATTACCTTTTCAAAATGGCGAACCGAAAGCATAAAGGCATACGGAAATGCAATCGTACCACAAGTAGTATATCAAATCTTTAAAGCAATAGAACAATATGAACGCAATTTGTAGTATAATCATTTGGAGTGGCATGTACTATGCCACACCCGAATGGATTTCAAAGCAGATACCTGAATGGATGTGGTCACGCTATGAAATATACATTGCACCGTATGGCACAAAGCTGTCAAGTATTGCAAACGTGAATCCAAAAACGACAGCACTGATTGGTTTCAGTGCCGGTGGAATGGATGTTTTAAAAAACTACAATCAGCAATATGCATTGTGTGTGCTGCTTGACCCATCTACCCGCAGCAAATACGCATTGATTGAATATGGATCAAACACGTTGATGTTTTACAACGCTGCAAACTGGGGAAGTATGAATAAGAACCTTACAGCTGTAGCTAAACGCATAAACGAAACAGGCGGCAATGCCGTAAGTTTAGACCTGCAGCATGCAGATATACCAAAATACTTTTTTGATTACTTTAAAAGCGACACAGAATGAGACCAAAAGAACGTATACCAATGTGGCGTGAATACTTAAATACTTTAGCACTATGAGTAAGGAAATTAAAATACTGATTTACTTGGTGGCATCCGCAGTACTTGCATATCTATGTGCTTTATTCATTACGTTAGAAACCGATATTACAAAATGGTCTAACAGCGGTAGATTGAGTTTGCTCATGATATGGGGTATATTAAATGTTGGATTAATCATTCATGCAATGGTTCTATATAATGAAGATGAGCAATGACCACCGAACAACTAAAAGACCAAGTGCGTAATTCAATGCAGCACTACTACAACAAAGAGCAAGTAATCGAATTAATCAACAAGTTAAACAATGAAAGCAAAAGACAAGGCATGGCAACTGTACTCGAACTATTTTGATATAGTAGAAGGTGGTGATCAACATGGCGATTTAGCATTGATGCACATGCGTGCCATTAACGCTGCGCTGTATTGCGTAGATGAAGCATTGACAAACGCACCCAGCGACATCATGCAGGACTTCGATGGAACCGGTGAATTCTATTCAGTCAAAGCATACTACCACCATGTCAAAAACGAAATACTAAAACTCAATGCCCAAAAGAAACCTAATGCCGCTTGATGAACTAAAAGAAGAACGGTTGGTATTGCTGAACATGTACATCAATGCAAAGACACGCTACGTTAAAGACAATCTATTTCACAAAATCAAAGCGGTCAATAAAGATTTATTTACCATAACCAAAGACACAAAGTATTTATGACACAAGAGAAAAAAGAAACAGCAATGCGCAGATTAAGCAAAGCCCTGCGCAAAAGATTTCAAGGACCATCCGTAAACATCTCATGGATAGAACTGGATGCGTTCATGATGAAGGCACAGACATGGGAAATGGAAAACATCCTTAATTCATATAACGAAGGTTACACCGATTGTAAAGCAGGACTACCAAACAAAGCAGAAAATGAAAGCGAAACTAACATTTGAACTGGACAAAGACCAACACGCATTTGATTGTGTGGTCAATGGAGTAAAATTGCATGATGTTATTCTTGAATTGCGTGAGCATATTCAATGGAATTCTGAAAATGATTCCTATACGGATGATGTGCGCAACTACGCAAAAGATTTATTAGAAAAAATAAAAAGTGAAATAACTGATGCAGGTGTATCGCATATGTTTTAACTATTGCTGCACCTTGCGATAGCCATGCTTCCAAAGAAAGCGACCGAGTGCCTCACCTTCAGCATCCACCTTTTCTTCGCTCCACTCAGGTTGAATGTGATGAAGATATTCATGAATGAGAACAATCATGTAGCGCATAGGCGGTAACGTTGGATCTATCTCAATCACGTTATCGCAGTACAATCCATCCGCACGTTCCCTTCCCAACTTTCGATGGATAACTTTTGGATGTTGCTTGCGTTTCATGTTTATATTTGCCGCGTTTGTGTACTATGTTAGTGTTTTT